TCATCGACGGAACTATCGGGAAGATCAAAGACTTCTACGTGTTTCGCTCGCAGTATGTTCCGACCACGGGCAGTTCCCCGCTCAATACGCATAACCTCGCTTTCGAGCGGGATGCGATCGGTCTGGTGGTGCGGCGTCTTCCGCAGCCGCTGCCGGGGACGGGTGCGATTGCGGAGTACGCGGAACTGGGCAACTTCGGCATGCGAGTGACGATGAGCTACCAGCCGAACACTCTGTCGCAGCAGTTCACGGTGGACGTTCTGTATGGTTGCGCTGTGCTTCGCAATAACTTCGCGGTACAGATCAACAGCTAGTCAGTTGCGGATCAGGGTGGGGCGGGCGGATTCGTCCGTCCCTGTTTTAAGAGAACGAGGAGAGAACGATGGACTTACGGTCTTACTACAAGAAAGTTCGGGAAGCGGATTCGACGCTCAAGGGAAATGACATTGTACTCGTGAGTCTGGCGACCTCCGAAGGCGGTAGAGAAGGCGTGCTGACAGAGGCGCCGCGCAGTGTCGCGGCGAAGCTCATCGCTGAGCAGCGGGCGCGGGTTGCGACGGAAGCCGAGGCTGAAGGTTTTCGCGAAGAAATGCGGACCGCACGCGATCGGTATGAGCAGGAAGAGGCGACGCGGCGCGTGCAGCTTGTGATGGTGCCGGCCAGGAGCGCAAGGAAATCCACGAAGGAACGGAGTTAAGCAGCTATGGGACTTTTTATAGACGGACCAGCGATCACCATCGACGACCTGATCGCCGAAGACTCGGGGTTACTCGCTACGGCGCAGACTGTGGGAATTAACGTGACGGCGAAGCTCGGGCTGGCAATGAGCGAGGTGCAATCGGAACTGGAGACGTTACTGCTGCGGCTGCAATCGTCGGTGTCGGTGGGGCTGATTCAGCCGCCGGCGATCGGACAGGTGGTGGTGACGCCGGACCTGGCGCGATGGGAGAAGATGCAGGCGCTGACGATGGTTTACCGTGACGCGGCGTATACGCAGCTGATCGACCGTTACAAGGCCAAGTGGGATATGTTTACGGCGCTCAATCAGGCCGCGCGTAATCAATTCATTGCGAATGGAATCGGGCTGGTGAACAGTCCGTTGCCGGAGGCTGCGATCCCGATTCTGGGGACGGAGTCTGTGACTTCGACGCAGGCGGGCGGGACGTTCTATGCGGTTGTGACGTGGGTGAACGCGGCGGGGCAGGAGGGGTCCCCTTCGGCTGCGGCGTCGATTGTGGTTCCGGCGAACAACCTGATGACGGTGATGGCGACGGGCGCGCCCGTGAACGCGGTCGGCTTCAACGTTTACGTGGGAACGGCGCTGGCAATGATGACGCTGCAGAACACCGCTCTGTTGCCGGTGGGAAGCACCTTCACTTACATTCCGGGAATATCAACCAGTTCACAGATGCCGGGAACGGGGCAGGTGCCGGACTACGTGAAGGCTTTGCCAGCGACGATTATGCGGGGTTAGTACCAAGGTTGAATCAATTGGCGCAGCGCTGCCGCTTGATCACGCGCGGCTCAGTAGCGGTTTCGGAGATGCCGCGATTATCGTCGCAGGTTGCAACAAGAGAAATGAGGAAAAGATGGCAGGATATAGCGGCACGCTGGCGGCGCAGGTCATGGCGCTGCTGACGTCGACTACAAGCGGAGTTAACTCGCGCATTACGTCGATGGAGGCGAATGACTTAACGCTGAAAGGGGTCGGGATCCGATCTTTTGTTGCGCAGAACGTGAGTCCGGAGATCGCGGAGACGGCGGGGCAGGCGTTTTATCCGTGTCTTCTCGTGTACTGCGAGAGCGTTCAGAACTTACAGAGAGAGAAGGCCCGCGATTTTTCCGGCAGGGTGCACCTGGTGATCGAAATTCGGCAAACGCAGGAGACGCTGGAGGTGATCGACGCGAATACGGAGATGTATGTCGACGCGGTGATCGCCCTGCTGGGCGAAGCGCGGGGGCAGTGGGGAGACGGTGCGTCGTACTCGGGCGGCTACGAAGTGGAATACGAGCCGGTAGTCATGGGCGGTAAAAATTTCTTACAGCGCGCGAAGGTGAACTTCGCGGTGGAACTGAGCGAATAACTTATGTCTTACATTTTATCGAACGCAAACCGTTGGTACTGCGCACTGGAAAGCGCCTATGGACAGGTGCCCGCGATCACCGCGGCGAACAGGATTCCCGCCGTCAGGATGACGTTACAGAATCAACGCGACATCAATCAGCGGAAAGACAAGACGGGCACGCGGACGTGGCAGGGATTGCCGGTCGGCATGCGACGGCATACGACCTTTGACGCAACGTCGTATATGAGGGACTGGCCGGATCCGACAACGCTGCCACCGCACGCGCCGCTGATCGAAGGGGCGATGGGCGGGGAGGCGGCGATCTGGCAGGGAGCAACGGTGGGTACGGGGACGACGCAATCCTCCATCTATTTTGTTTCGCCGCACGGGCTGACGCCAGGCCAGGCAATCGTTTCGGCGGGAGAGATTCGGTTTGTGGCGGCGGTGGTCACGCCGCTGGTGGTGGTGGTGAATGCGCCGTTCACGGTGGCTCCGGCAGTGGGCGTGCCGCTGGGCGCGACGGCGAATTTCACTCTTGGCACCCAGCTGCCGAGCGTTAGCCTGTTCGATTACTGGGACCCGTCGGACGCAGTGCAGCGGGTTATTCCGGGAGTTGGCGTGGACAAGATGACGGTGTCGATGAATGGCGACTTTCATCAGTTCGAGTTTTCCGGAATGGCTCAGGATCTTCTCGACAGCGCGTCGTTTCAGGGCGGGCAGGGCGGGCTGAGCACGTTTCCGGCTGAGCCAACGCCGACGCCGGTGGATTATGCGCTGGTGCCGGGGAATCTGGGTGAAGTGTGGATGGGGGTGATTCCGAATCAGATGTTCACGGTCATGCAGGCTTCGGTGGAAATCAAGAACAACGTGGCGATGCGCGAGAACGAATACGGCGCGGTTCTACCGCTGGCGATTGCGCCCGGTGCGCGTGAGGTCACGGTGACGCTGGAGTTCTTCAGCATGGACGATGTTCCTACGGCGGCGTTGTATCAGGCGGCGCGGCAACAATCGCCGGTGGGCGTGATGTTCCAGCTGGGGCAGGTGGCGGGGCAAATGGCAGGTGTGTATCTGAAGAGCCTGATTCCCGACGTTCCGGAGTTCGACGACGGGGAAACGCGGCTGAAATGGCGCTTCCGAAATACCCGGGCGCAGGGTACGCAGGACGACGAGATGGTGGTGGCGTTTGGATAGCAAGAACCAGTGGGAGAGCCGGCTGATAGTCGCATCCGAGGCGATGCCGGGCGTGGAGTTTGCGATTACGCGCATGACATTCGGGCGACGCCTGGAACTCATGAAGCGCGTGCGCGACCTGGCGGGCCGGATCGAATATTTCGATGCCGGCCGCGATGAGAAGAACCGCATGGAAGCGAGCCTGCTGGGCGCCGAGATGGACAAGCTCTATCTGGCGTGGGGGCTTGAGGAAGTGCGGGGGCTCTCGCTCGACGGCGAGGCGGCGACGCCGGAATCGCTGGTGGAGCGGGGCCCGGAGGCGCTGGTGCACGAAGCGCTGGCGGCGATCAAGGCCGAGTGCGGGCTATCGGAGACAGAAAGAAAAAACTAATCGTCGCGTTCCACTTCCAGTTTGCGAACCGGGCCGGGTGGGATTGCGACGCGTGTCGGAAGAACGGACTGGAGACGAAGCGGCGCTGTGGTTTTATTGCGCCCGATCAGCGGGGTGAGCCGAGACTGGTGTGGATCCGGAAGCGGGCGCAGACGGACGAATGTCCCAAGTCGCTGGTAACGGGGGAGAGCTTGTCGCTGCTCGAAGAATTTTTTGTACGCCGTCGTCTGGGCATGGTGGACGGTATGGAAACGCCGGCGCGCAAGGTGGACGCATTTTTGATATTGCGCGAGGAAATGGAACGGGAGGAGAGAGATGTCACGTCGTCATCGCAATATTGAGGAAGAGTTTCAGGCGATATCGCCGCCTGGACATAAGGGTATTCCGTCGGCGCAACCGATCGCGGTTGGCGTGACCGGCAGCGGCGGAGCGGATTCCACGGCGTCGATGTCGCAGGCCTCGCAGGAAATCACGCAGCTGGAGGCGCAGTTTAAACAGCAGGCCGACCTGATTCAGGCGAATACGCAGGCGTTGCAGGACAGTACAAGTGCGCACACGGGAACGTCGGTTGGCAGTTTGATCGGTGGTGTAGCGGGCAGCATCCTCGGGGGCGGTCTGGGGCTTCTTTCGCCGATTGTTTCGGGGATTATGAGCCTGTTCGGGCTTGGCGGTTCAAAGGTGGCACCTGCGCCGTTGCCCTATTACACGGCGTCTCCGAGCGTTCAGATGAGCGATACCCTGCGGGCCGCTACGCCGAGCGCGGCTTCGGTGGCCAGTGCGGCTCCGAGCAATGCCGGCAGTGGATCGGGCACGGCCAGTGCGACACCACAGGTCACGGTGAACGTGAGTGCGATGGACAGCCAGTCGTTCATGGACCGGAGCAGCGATATTGCCAGTGCGGTACGCGAGGCGATGCTGAATCTGCATCCGATTAACGACGTGGTGGCGAACCTCTAGGGCGACTATGGCTACTTTTCCCACGTTACTGAAGACGGGCGCGGTGGCGCAATATCCACTGAATCGAGCGGTCAGTCTATCGACGCAGGCCGTTCAGTTTCTGGACGGCAGCCAGCAGACATATCAGCTGAGCGGAGCGGGATTGCGCCGCTGGATATTGAAACTCGACTTGCTGGACGAGACGGAAGTGTCGGCGGTGATTGCGTTCGCCGAACAGATTGGAACGGGCACATTTTCGTTCACCAATCCGGTGACCGGTGAGACGGCGGCGAAGTGCGTGATCGCGGGCGAACAACTGTTGACATCACTGATAGGTGAATTACATGGAAAAGCGACGCTGGGAATCGAGGAAGTGAAATGAACTGGTTTCCGCAGATTGGTTCGGGCAGTGTTGCGCAGTTTCCACTGCAGCGAAAGAGGCTGTGGCGGGCGATTACTAATGTTCTCGAAAGCGGCGAACTGATATCGCTTCCGGACACTAACGGCGGGCAGATTGAGTGGAACCTGAGCTATCAGGAACTGACCGACGGGGAAGTGGCGAATCTGACGAGCCTGTTTGCGGAGTCGGGCGGCGAGGCCGGTTCGTTCGGGTTTGTGGATCCGTTCGCGAACCTGCTGGGCTGGAGCGAAGATCTCTCGCAGCCGGGCTGGCTACCGGGGGAACTGACCGCGACCGGCGGGTTCAGCGATCCCGCGGGAACCTCGCGGGCGTGGACTTTGCAGAATGCCAGTGGCGCGGAGCAGACTCTTTCGCAGTCGCTCGGCGTGCCGGGGGCTTACACGATTTGCTTCAGCACGTATGTGCGAAGCAGTTCCGCCGGTAGTGTGGGGATGCTCCGCGATGCGACGCGCGTGAATGTCACGACCGGACCGCAATGGAAGCGCATACAGATCAGCGGTACGGGAGTCAGTGGCGCTACGGCGTCGACTTTCTCTCTGGCTGTTGCGGCAGGGAGCACCGTGCAGGTTTTTGGACTGCAGGTGGAGGCACAGCCCTGGCCTTCGCCTTATCGACCTACCGGCGTTGCGGCGGGCATTCTCGAAGAAACACGTTTCAGCGGCGGGGATCTAGCGGTAGTTAACACCGCGCCAGGTCTTTCGGCCTGCAAGGTGAACCTGGTATCGCGGATTTAGGCGGCGGAAGAAACGGAAAAAAGGACCCATGGAAAGCCCATTCACAGCCAAAGAAGTACTTGTTGCCGATACGCCGGTATTCCTGTTCGATTGCACGATGGCCGACGCGTCGGTACAGAGCTGGAGCAGCCAGACGATTCAGGTATCCGGCACAACATACGTCGGCCGCGTACTCAAGCACAATTTATTTGAAGCACAGGTGGCTTCCGATACGCAGATTGGCGGGTCGCCGAAACTATCGTTCGAACTGGCGAACGCAGACTCGTATTTCTCCGAGGTGGAGCAGGAGATCGGATTCAAAGGATCGCTGCTGATTGTGAGTTCCCTGTTCGTGAACACGACTACGGGCCTGGCGACCACGGACGCGATTGTGGTGTTCCGCGGGCTGGTAAATCCGCCCGAACTGATTACGGAATCGACGTTCCGGCTGAGCGCGATGAACCGCATGTCGATGCAGCGGACGCAACTGCCTGAAGTGAATGTGCAGCGGCTGTGCCCATGGCGGTTTCCAACAACTGCGGCGCAGCGGGCGGAAGGCGCGGACAGCGGGCCAGAGAACAAATACTCCTTCTTCTATCGCTGCGGTTATTCGCCGGATCAGCCCGGAGGGGTCGGTAATCTGAATGCAGGCGTACCGTATACTTCCTGCGCCCTGACGCGGGCGGACTGCATACTGCACGGAATGTTTACCTCGGATTCGAGCGGGAATACGACGAGCCGATACGGCGGGCTCGAATATGTCCCGGCGACAATTCTGGTGCGAGGCAACGGGCAGAAGAGCCTGCAATTATCCAATGTGCAGGATAACCAGGCTGCGTACAACGACCCGGTTCCGCTGGTTTACGGTACGCAGTGGCATATGCCGGACGTGGTATTTTCGCGCAACGACGGCAACCTGACGCGCATGGAAGTGCTGCTCTCGATGGGAGAAATTCAGGGCGTGATGACGGTACTGGTGGACGACATCATTATTCCCCAGGGCGTCAGCGGACAAAACATGACTTCGACCGGCTGGTGGAACCTGATCACCGCCGGCACAAGAAACGGGCTGCAGGATCCGAACTTCGGCGACGGCGGTAACGGCCCGATCGGCGATCCCTACGGGAGCATGGCCTATCTCTCCGTGGTGGTGCCGAACCAGATCAACGACGGCTCCAGCATCCCCACAGTGCAGGTGCTGATGCAGGGCATGAAGCTGTTGCAGTACGATACGAGCGGGAATTCGCTGGGTGCGAGTTTTTCGTTCAATCCGGCGTGGGTATTGCTGGATATTCTTCGGAGATCCGCGTATGGCCTCGATGAGATCAATTGCGCCAGTTTTGCGACGGCGGCGGCGTATTGCGACGGGTTCATCTCGGTGGACGATCCGATTGCGGGCGAAGTATCGATTCCCCGATTCGAGTGTAACTTCGCACTCAAGTATCAACGGAGCGCCGGAGAGATCATCCGCTCGCTGCGTAACTCATCGCGAATCTATCTTGTCCTGAATACCAGCGGGTTACTGGAGGCGCGGATTGAGAACACCTTCGCGCTGCAGCAGCCCGCGCTGCC